GAAGCTATCAAGCTGGCATTCCTCAAACCATTTTAGGGTATAACGTTGTAGTGAACCAAGACATGGACTCAATAGCAACTGCTAAAAAGACCATTATATTTGGTGACATGAAGAAATTCTATGTCAGAAAAGTTGGCGCACCAACAATGTACGTTGCAAACGAAAGATTTGCTCCTGACTATGGTATATTAGGTTATATCAGATTTGATGGCGTGTTAACAAACACTGCCGCGATTAAGCACCTCGTACAAGCTTAATTTAAAAAAACTGGGTAGGGCATTCGTGTCCTACCTTTACTTTTTTTGGAGGTTTAAATGAAAGTAAGATTATTACAATCAATTTCTGGAATAGATGGCTCGCATAATGCTGGCGATATTATTTCAGTTAATGAAGCCGAAAAAGAACGGTTTATTGAAGCTGGAATTGCAGAAGAAGTTTCTGAAAAGAAAGCGGCTAAAAAACCAAAACAGAAATTTGAACGTGCTGTAAAGGATGTTTAAATGAGCTATTATCCACTCGCAGTTTACAACTCCCTCGAACTGGTTACTGCACCGTCAACCTCTCCCGTGACCCTTGCAGAAGCTAAAGCGCAATTGCGAGTGGATTTTAGTGACGACGATACACTTATTCAAAGATTAATAGATACCGCCACAAATTTTATGGATGCTCAAGGCGTTCTAGGCAAAGCTATTATCGAACAAACATGGGCGCAATGGTTATCGCCAAATCCAGATCAAATTGTGTACTTTGGAATGTCTCCATTTATATCACTTGTTTCAATTCATTATTATAACACAAGCAATGCATTAACAGCCGCCACAAGCTCAGACTTTGAAGTTCTTGGCACTAAAAATGAAACATCGATTTCACCAAAAACGAATTATTCTTGGCCTACAACTTATCAACGCGCTGATGCCATTAAATTAACGTTCAAAGCTGGCTACGGTACAGCAGTTACAGATGTGCCTGAAAGCATAAGGCAAGCAATGTTGTTATTGGTTGGTCACTGGTATGAAAACCGTGAGCAATCGGCAATGAACAGGCTAGAAAACATTCCTTACGGATTTGACGAATTAATTTCAACGGAAAGATGCTCGTATTATGGCTAAAGCTGGAAATTTTCGTGATCGTGCAGTTATAGAACGCTTAAACACATCAACAGTTGATGCTTATGGCAATGTTAGCACTGGCTGGGCTACTTTAGTTACGCGCTGGGCTGATATTCGTGAAAGAACTGGCAAAGAAGAAATTGAGGGCGGTGCATTAGCTGGTGTAAATAAAGCAACAATGCGTGTGCGCTCTGATGCCGTAACAACAGCTTTAACAGAAGCAGATCGTGTCAATGTGCGCGGTGCGCTTTGGAATATTCAATCTATCATCCAACCTGATCGCAAAAACGCAATTGTTGAGATGATTATTGAAAAAGGCGTAGCAACTTGAAGATTACTGGTCAGAAAAAACTGATGCGTGAGTTAAAAGAACTGCCAATTGATGCAAGAACTAACATTCGCAAAGTAATTAAACGAAATGCTGAGGCTGGCGCACGAATGGCAAGAACTTTAGTGCCTGTCGATAGCGGTGAGTTAAAAGGCTGGATACATACAGACTATTCTCAGGATGGCATGGGCGCATCAATTGAAGCCGCGCCAAAAGATAAAGAAAGTCAGATAAAAGCAAGGGCTGTGGAGTTCGGCAGAACCAAAGGGACAAAAGGGACAACTAATCCAGCACCCTACATGAGAATTATGCAAAGTCATCTTGGCAAAAGATTTAGAAATTCAATCAAAGGCGCAATTAAAAAAGCCGCAAGAGAGGCATTTAAATAATGGCAGATAATTTTGCACTTGCCTTACAAAAAGGCCTTCGCACAAGGCTTGCGGCAACAACAGATTTAACAAATATTGTAAGCACCAGAATTTTTGATGAACCACCTCAAGGTGTAACGTTTCCATATGTGAGATTTGGCGATATTACACCAGCCGCATTCGACACGGATACGGCTTTAGGAGCGACTGTTAGCATTGGCATTGAGTGTCATTCTAGAAGCGCGTCAGGCCGTGTTGAGGCTGTTCAGATGGTAGAGGCTATTAAACAGGCTTTGCATCGTCAGGAGACAAATGTAACGGTTACAAATTACAATGTTATCGAGCTAATATTTCAAACATATTCGGCTCAACGAGATTCACAAGGTCGCGGATATACTGCAACGATAGCGTTGCTCTGCACCCTTGAGAATGCCTAAACCCTCGCAGTGTAGGCAACTGCATTAAAATAGAACGCTGTGAAGCGATCATTTCCTTTAATTGGAGACCATAAATGGCAAAACAACTTGGTCGAGCAATGCTCGTGCAAATCGAATTGAGCGGCGGTTCTTATAGCAACCTCTGCGGAATTAATTCAAAATCATTAACAATTAACAGAACGTCAATTGATGTGACTACACCAAACTGTACCACACCCGAAGGACAACTCTGGACTGAGACAATGGCTGGTTTATCAAATGTCGCTTTGAGTGGCGATGGCTTCTTTGAAGATAGCACCGCTGAAGCGCGTATGAATGCTGTCGCAATGGCTTCAGACAATGTAGCAAATTTCAAAGTCGTTGTTCCAGATTTTGGAACTTACGCTGGTGCTTTCAGAGTTGCATCACTTGAATTTGGTGGTGAAACTGAAGGTGGTGTAACTTACTCACTTTCAATTGAAAGTTCTGGTGCGGTCACGTTTACAGCCGCATAAATGATAACGGCTGAAGCTCCTCGTGGTGGCATTTCTGAGACAATCGGAGATGCCACCTACGTCTTTCTATTGCGTAACCGTGAAATAGAAAGATTTGAAGATAAACATCGCGGAATTTTCGAACTCTGGGAAGCGTTTTTTGGTGAAGGTACAAAACCAACATCAAAAGAAATAAAAGACCTTCTTGCACTGGCTCTTGTGGGTGGTGGTAAAACAGACAGTCAAGCAGATGAGATAATAGAAAAAGCAAACCCATCTGATCTAATGCGACTTTATCAAATAGCGCAAGCAACTCTAGGCATCGCTTTTATGCCAGATGTAAATAGTGAGGTTGAAGAAACCGAAAAAAAGGACACACCCCCAGAAGATTAGACGTTAGGGGGATGATTAAAAACGGCATTGTTATTGGCTTAAAGCCAGAAGAAATAAGAAACCAAATTCCAAAAGATACATGGCTTGTTTTTCAAGGCTGGAATGACGCGCACTCTCCAAACAAAGCTGGATCAGGTGCAATGTCAAAAGAGGAATATAAAGAATTAGTAAGGACTGTTGAGAATGGCAATTACGGCTGAACAATTAAACGTTATTTTGTCTGCAAAAGACAAACAGTTTGCTAAAGCTATGAACGACAACGCGCGCCGCGTTGAGCGGTTTGCAAAACGTTCTCAAAAAGGGTTAGGTAAAACAACAAATTCTTTTAACAAAATGGGTAAAGCGGCAAAGGGTTTAGGTGCGGCATTAGCTGGTGCGGCTTTAGTTGTTGGTGCAAAAAAATTAATTGATAAAGTAAAACAAGTAACGGCAGAGTTAGACGAAATTGGCAAAACCGCTGATAATATAGGTTTATCAACGGATGCCCTTCAAGAACTAAGAACGATTGCTGAAAGTTCTGGCATGACTTTTCAAGAATTTACTAAAGGGTTTGCTAAGTTTAGCGTTTCTGTTGGTGAAGCCGCAACTGGTACTGGCGAAGCTGTGCAAGCATTTAAAACCCTTGGCATTCGTCTTACAACAGCTTCTGGTGCAACAAAAAATGCAGAAGCGTTGTTTAACGAATTATCTGACGCTCTCAAAGACGTAAAAAACGACTCTGATAAAGCATCAATAGCGGCTGATTTATTTGGTCAAAAAGTCGGCATTAAGATGTTAAATTTACTGCGTAACGGTTCGGCTGGCATGGCAAAAATGAGGCGTGAAGCAAGAGAACTAGGTATTGTTATTGATGAGCAATTAATTAGAAATGCAGAAGATGCTCAAACAAAGTTAGATTTAATGGGTCGCGTCATTAGTGCA